TAAAGCGGATAAGGAAAAGAGAATCATTAGCGGACCAGCTATGATAGCTAACTTACCTATTTATAGAAGGCGCAAAGATGGAACTGAATACTATGTAATGTTCAAACCCGAAACGATTAAGGAGATAGTAGAAAAGTTTTTTAGAAATCAATATTCGAGTAACTTCAATATTATGCACCGCAAAAACATTTTAGCGGAGAATGTTTACTTAATCGAATCTATGATTATTGATAGTGAGCGTGGAATAAAAACACCATTAGGATTTGACGAGTTAAGCGAGGGCAGTTGGTTTATTTCGTGCAAAGTAGATAACGACAAAGTGTGGGATGACTACATTAAAACAGGGGTATTTGCAGGCTTTTCAGTTGAGGGAGAGTTCATAGAAAAGAAGATTAGTCACGCTAATAAGCAACTTGACGAAATCTTAGCAATTTTAGAAAAGGTAAAATAAATTAAAACGAAAAATCAAATTAATATTTATAAACATGGAAGCACAAGAAGCTATTAAAAGAATCAAAATTGCATTAGGTATGGAAAAGCCTGAGCAAGAATTTAAAGAAGCCAAGTTGGCTGATGGAGTAACTATTGTAACTTGGGAAGGTGAACTTGAAGGAGCAGAGTTAATGATAGTAAGCGAAGAAGGTAAAATACCTGCACCAGATGGAGACCACACTTTAGAAAGTGGCGAGATTGTAACTGTTGCCGATGGTAAAGTAATCGCTATCACAGCTAAGGAAGAGGAAGAAGAAGAAGAAGCAGAGGTAGAAATCGAGTTAAAAGAAGAAAAGAAAGAATACGACATGGAAGCTATCAACACTATGTTAAAAGAGTGTATGGCTAAAATTGAAGTATTAGAAAAGAAAATGGGAGAAGTTAAGTTAGAGGAAAAGATTGAAGAAGCTATGAGTGCAATTAGCGCACAAAAAGAAGCCTTCACTTCATTAGTAGAGGTAGTTGATAAAATAGCTAAATCACCAAGCGATGAACCTGTTGACAATGGTAACCTATTTAGTTCAATGAAAGTTTCTAAAGAATTAGAGGCAGAAAAGTTTAACGATTTTGCACAAGCAATTAAAAATTTAAAAAACAAATAAAAGATTATGGCATTTAATGTAACCGCCTTAGCTAATTATACTAAGGCAAACGAAACCCAATTATTGACAAAAGCACTTTTTGGTGCTAAGTCTATTAGCTTATTTACTCCTCAAATTGGAGTCAAATCTACTCAGCAAGTTAACACTATGGATACTGATGCAGTATTCCAAGCAGATTCTTGCGGATGGTCAGCAAGTGGAACTACTACTTTCTCAGGTCGTACTTTGACAGTTGCTGCAATTAAAGTTCAAGAGGCTCTTTGTCCTAAAGATTTGAACACTAAGTATTTGCAATTGACTTTACCAACAGGTTCAAAAGACGATTCAATTCCTTTCGAACAAAAGTATGCTGAGTACAAGTCAGGCTTAATCGCTGAGCAATTAGAGTTAGGTGTATGGCAAGGTAACACTTCAAGCACTAACCAAGCATTAGCTCGTTTTGATGGTTTAATCAAGATTATTGATGCAGCATCAGGAGTAATCGAAGCTAACGTATCAGGATTTATGACAGGTGCGCCTTATAGCGTATCAGGTGGAATCACAGTAAACAACATCATTCCTATTATGCAAGGTGTTTACAGAGCATTGCCTGTTGAATTGTTAGGTAAAGCAGATACTAAAATCTTCATCGGTATGAACAACTTTAGAACATACCAAATGGCGTTGACTAATGCTAACTTGTTCCACTACAACGCTGATAGTTCAGTAAGTAATTTTGAAATCGTTATTCCAGGCACTAACTTAACTGTTATCGGAGTAAATGGTTTGAACTCTACAAACAGAATCTATGCTATGCAGTTATCAAATGTTTTCTTTGGAACTGACTTATTAGGTGAAGAAGATAACTACGAAATTTTCTACGCTAAAGAAGCTATGGAAGTTCGTTACCACGTAGCATTCAAAGCAGGTGTGCAGATTGCATTCCCTGAGGAAATCGTTAAATTCACATTGGCGTAATTAAAGGGGGAGGCGAAAATCTCCCCTTATATTTTTAATTAAAGGAGATAAAAAATGAGTTGTGCAATCACATCAGGATATACATTAGACTGCAAAGACGCAATCGGTGGTATAAAAAAAGTTTACTTTGGTAATGCAGAGCCGAGTGCTATGACACTTGGAACAAACGCATCGGGAGTAATTACAAGTGTAAGCGGTATCTCTTTCTATGCTTATGAATTATTGCCACAAGGTAAAAATAATTTTACCGAAACAATCAATTCAAACGCAGAGGTAGGAACTTTATTTTACACTCAACTATTAAGTTTAGAGTTTACTAAACTAACCCAAGCAACCCGTAACAAATTAGCGGTAATAGCTAAACGAAGAAACGTGGTTATTGTTGAAACACACGATGGCACTTTCTTTATGTTAGGCGAAGTTTATGGATTAGAATGCTCGGGAGGTACTGCTTTAAGTGGTGCTGCGATGGGCGAGTTTCAAGGGTATCAGTTAGCTTTAACTGGTATGGAGAAGAATCCAATGGACCAAGTAGCTGCATTGTCAGCATTCACAGTGATTTAGTTTTTGTTAGTTGTAATAATGTGTTTTAAGAGGCTACTTTCGGGTAGCCTTTTTTATTATATTTAGTCTAAAGTATATTTAAAGATATGGTAATACTTCAAGATGGAGCAAATAATGTGATTTTAACCTTAACGGAAAAAACTACAATATCCAATCCTTACTATTTATTTGCGCTTAGTTCGATTCAAACGAATCAGACGATATATTTTATGGCAACTGATATTTCAAGCTATAAGGAGCGATATAATAAGTTTGTATGGACTATTAAAACTAATCCTAACAATAATAATGGCGAGTTCTTATTACCTATCGAGGGACTTTATAGCTACACCGCATATCAATTAAGTACACCAAGTTTAACACCGCCACAAGGTGCAATAATATTAGAGGTAGGAAATGTTCAATATGGATATTCAGAGCAGAGCCTAACCATTTATAATTTACCAACAAACGAAATCAAGATTTATGAGTAGAATACAATTCGCAGGGATGGACATTGATAAGTACAAAACACCCGAGTTCTATCAAGAGAAGAATAAAAAGTACGTTAATTATGGCTCAGATAATCTCTATCCATTATACCTTGTGGACTTATTTAATAGGTCGGCAAAACACAACGCAATCTTAACAGGTAAACAGACCTATGTTTATGGTGCGGGTTTGGAGATGGAAGGAACTTGGAACTTATTTGCTAATGCGAATAGATTTGATTCTTTAGACGAGATTTATAATAAGTGTATTTTAGATAAGTTACTCTATGGTGGTTATGCCTTGCAGATTATTTGGGATAGAGTTGGCGAATCAATAGCCGAGATTTACCACATGGACTTTTCTAAGATTCGTTCAAACGTAGATAACACAGAGTTTTATTTCTCAAATGATTGGGTAGACCCAAGAGCAAAGACTAAATCTTATAAGGTATTTAACCCCGAAAAAAAGGTAGGAACTCAGATTTATTATTATAGAGATTACAGACCCGCAACGGCTACTTATCCTTTACCTGAGTATATTGGTGCTATTCCTTATGTAGAGTGTGATGTAGAGATAGCTAATTACCATAGAAGCAACTTGCACAATGAGTTCTTTTTTGGTGGTATTTTATCGTTTAATAATGGCGAGCCTACACAAGACGAAAAAGACGATTTAGTTCGCAGATTAAATAGAAGGCACAAAGGAACAGACAATGCTGGCAGATGGATTATTAACTTTTCGGATAGAGTAGACAATGCTCCAACTGTTATTCCTATTCAACCAAACGAATTAGATAAGCAATTTGATTTACTTAACAAGCAAGTTCAAGAAGAAATATTCGTAGCTCATAAGATAACTTCGCCAATGTTCTTTGGAATTAGAACAGAAGGTCAATTGGGTGGAAGAGCAGAGATGATTGATTCTTTTAAGTTATTTGAACAGAATTATGTAAAGCCTATTCAGCAACATTTTGAAGTGTTGTTTACTTACTTAGCTAATCAATCGGGAGCAACTGCGACAATTGAAGTGAAGCCTTTAGAGATGTTTAAACCTGCGTTTACTGAACAGACTTTACTACAAATAGCTACAAATGATGAGATGAGAGAAATGGCTGGATTAAAAGCATTTGATATAGTTAAGACAGATGGTCAGAAACTTGCAGAAGAAATTGGAAAATTAAGTCCATTAGTTGCGAACAAAGTGTTAAGTTCATTAAGTCAAGGGGAAATAAGAGGAATGGTGGGTCTTACAGGTGAAGTAATAGTTCCTGAGGAAGATGGGACTACACCAATAGAAATGAGTAGCCATGATTGGCAAGAAGAAATAAAGGTATTTGAATCATTTGGAGAGAGTGCTGATTTTTATTACGAAATAGAATCACGAAAAATTACGTTTAGTGATGACGAATACGAATTTGAAAGCCATTTAGAGTTTAATGAAAAGGAGTTATTTGCTAAGATATTCGAGCCAACAGAGGTTGAAAAAGAGTTATTAGATATAGTTAAAAAGAATCCATTATTAAGCAAAAACGAAATCGGCAAGATAATGGGTTTGAGCGAAAGTAAGGTTAAAGAGTTAGTAGTTAACTTAGAAAAAAAGAAGGTCTTAGGAATTACGGAAGGTGCTTGGAATATCTTAACTCCACCTCCATCAACTTCGATATTAGATAGAGTTTCAAATGAGTTGGATTCTTTTAAGGTTAAGTACAAATATACTGGTCCACGTGATTCTAAAAATAGAGATTTTTGCAGAGCGTTATTAAATTTAAATAAGGTTTATACTCGTGCAGAGATTGACAAAATAAGTAGTATAGTAGATAGAAATGTTTGGACAAAAAGAGGAGGTTGGCAGACTGTGAAAGGAACAGACATTCACTTGCCTTTTTGCAGACATCAATGGTCGAGCGTATTAGTTAAAAAGAAATAAGATGTTAAACACAACTGTATTATTTATAGGGGAAGCAGCACTAAAACAAGAGAGTGTTATTAGTGAGAATGTAGACCCTAAGTTATTGATACCTACAATTAAGGAGGTTCAAAATATTTATATCCTACCATTATTAGGAACGGCTTTGTATAACGAGTTAATTAGTCAAGTAAGTGGAAACACAGTGAGCGCAGATAACCAAGTTTTGCTTCAATCTTATGTGCAGCCAACAATGATTAAATATTGCGTTTATGAGTCGATGTTGGATTTAAGTTTTAAGTTTCAAAATAAGAACGTGGCAACTAAATCGAGCGAGTTCAGTCAGCAAGCAAGTTTAAACGATATTCGTTACTTAATGGATAAGGCTATTAATAGGGCGCAATATTACGCAGAGAGAGTTACCTTATATTTAATGGCTAATCCGAATAAATACCCTGCTTATTTGAATCAAGGGAACGCAGATATTTCGACTATCTATCCAACTGCGAGAAACTACTCAAATGGAATGTATTTAGGAGGTGAGATTGATTGTGATGAAATACCTGCAAGGATAAAATATCAAGGAAACAACCCAAAAAGATGGTTATCATGAGAAAATCAGGAAGTAAGAATAAAACAAACGTAGAGAAATTAAAACAATTTGTAAAGAAATATGAAGGTCACTTTAAATCAGTTGATTGCCAAGTTGCAAACAATAGCAACAAATCACGAGCAAATAAATAGCTTTTTCTTTGGTGATATTGCTGACTTAGGAACTGAAAAGCCTATGCAATACCCCGTTTTATTTGCTGATGTAGCACCTTCAAACTTTTCATACAAGGTAATTGCTTTGAATTTTCAGTTAATGGTAATGGATATAGTTAAAAAAGACTTGTCTAATGAGAATGATGTAATGAGTGACACTTTACAAATGATAGAGGATGTAATCATTGAACTAAGAAATCCGAGTGAGGTGTTTTTAATTCAAGATTCCATTACTTTAACCCCTTTTATGGATTCACAAGGCGATGAAGTAGCGGGATGGACTGCTAATATAACCTTAAATGTTCCGAGTACTTACAACTCATGCGCTATTCCTTCAAATTAAAATAAT